CGATTTATGGGGGAACTGGAGGTGGGCAGAAGGATCATATCCGACGATATTTTACAGAATTTTTCAATTTATACAGAGGCTTACACGGATATCACAAAAAGCTAACAGACGGCGTTCTTGTAGACGGTTTAGTGCAGACCCCATCAGGTAGGCAGTTCTACTGGGAAGATGCCAAGCGCCTTGGTAATGGGAGGATAACCAATCATACTAATGTTGTTAATTATCCTGTCCAATCATTTGCCACGGCTGATGTTGTGCCGTTGGCTTGCATACGGGCCTACCGCCGTTTTAAAGAATTAAACCTACAATCTAAAATTGTTCTTACTGTGCATGATTCAATTGTTGTTGATTGCTGTGCAGATGAACGGGATCAAGTTCTGGAAGCCCTGCGTTGGGCCATGGTTGGTGTGGTGGATGAGGTAGCAGAGCGTTGGAATTACACGTTTGTTTTGCCACTGGAAATAGAGATTTCAGAGGGCAAAAACTGGTTGGATCAAGTCGAGTTAGATTGACATTACGCCACTAACTATGCCATACTATAAACTCACTAATTAGAATCATAATAAGGATTCAGAATGACTGATCTGACAAATGTCGAGGCAGAATACGCAGCATTAGCCGCTTCATTGGGGGCTGGACCTAATAAATCAACTTCAACTGTAGCAAGGTTTCCCACGCTTTCAATTATGAGCAACGAGGATGACATACAGGGCAATGCAATCAAGCCTGATCCGAGAGGAAAGTTCTACTTAAAAGGCTCTGATAAGGTAGCCTTTGCTGACACTGCTACATTCAGGCCACTATCACATCATTATCAGTGGATACACTTTGATGATGACGGGCTTGCAAATAAAAGCCGTGCAATTCTATCATTTCGGGAAGAAGCCCGTGACATGAAGGGCGGTATCAAGTGCGGCTATCCTGCGTGGGAAGCTATGCAAGATATGGAGCGGGAAGAGCGCAAGAAGTGGCGTGATATGCAGTTCCGACAGGTGCGGGGTTTGGTCACCATGACCGGTAAAACTGCCTCTGGTGAAGAGGTGGTGTATGAGAATACCCCATGCATGTTGCAGCACAGAAACTCAAACTATACCGGGTTTAAGAATGCTGTTTTAGATGCTTTGCCGGGGGATAGAAACCTATTCGATTTTAACATCGAATTGTCCAGTGAACGAAACGTAAACGGAAGTGTGAAGTGGTACACTTTTAATTACAAACCTGATTTCGACACTCCCTTAGAACGCACCGCTGATCTGTTTGAAACTTTAAAGATGATAAAAGAACTCATCGACAAAGAAAATGAATATGTGGATGAGGCTTACTACAAGTCTATTAAGTCCGGTAGCATCGATGCACAGGCTATAGCTGCACTTGAAAACAGTTTGGACGATGATCTGACGGATGCAGCGTAATGGGAATTGTCCATGACCTCTCTAATGAGGAATATCATGCTACGGCGGGGGTAAGTTCCTCCGCTGTTAAAACAGTTGCCAAGAAATCTGTAGCACACTGGAAGGGGCAGAAAATGTCCCAGACAGCCGCATTTAGATTGGGAAATTCTGTTCACGCCCTGTTGTTAGAAGAGAATAGGAACTTAGTAATCAAGGGCGGCAAAACCCGATCAGCTAAAGCGTTCAAAGATCAGGAAGCGGCCCTAGAAGATGAACAGATGTTACTGACTGAAGTTGAGTACAATGTCGCTCAATGTATGGTTAGATCAGTACTAAATAATGCTCATGCAAAAGCTGCATTACGTCACAAAGATAGACTTAACGAAGTCAGTATCTTCTCAGACTGCCCTAGAACAGGATTGGCGGTCAAAGTCCGTCCTGATTTAGCAATTCTTTCAAAGATGGTTCCCCCGGCAGCAACCTCAGAAGGCATTCTTTATGACGTGAAGACAACGCAAGACGCAAGTCCAAAAGGTTTCGCATCTGAGACATTCAAATATGCTTACCATTTACAGGCAGCTTTTTACTTATACGTGTGTAATTTAGCTGGATGGGAAGTATCTAGGTTTAAGTTCATTTGCGTGGAAAAGACCGCTCCTTTTGTCTGTCATATATTTGAGGTTGGACCGGAACTGTTGGCTAAAGCCACGGAGCAAATGCATCATACCCTGGACATCATTGCGGCGGCTGAAAAGAACAAAGATTTTGGCACGGGGTGGGGTGAATGCACCACCCTAAAACTACCTGCATGGCTATAAGCACATCCTCTGCCAAAGCAAAAGGTAGGCGTCACCAACAGTGGGTCCGAGATAAAATATTGGGCTTATTCCCTAGCTTGAGTTTGGACGATGTTCGTTCAACCGCCATGGGGCAGAATGGGGAAGATATCCAGCTTGCGTCAGCAGCCAGAAAACTCTTCCCCTACTCCGTGGAGTGCAAATCTCTGAAGAAAATAGCCGTGTACACGATCATGGATCAGGCCAAAACAAATTGCCCTAAAGGCTCTCAACCCCTCGCAATAATAAAAGCAGATCGACAGAAACCGCTGGCTGTAATGGATGCGGATCATTTCTTCAATCTTTTAAAGAGTAGGACTAAAAATGGAAAATAATTTACCGATAAATACCTTGTCTTTGGTCATGCAAATCCAAGATGAAGGAGAAGACAAGAAGGTTAATATTATTCTAGCCTGTAACATCTCCTCTGAGATGGATGAGGAGTATGCTGACTACTACGTCAATATGATCCATGGGATGCAAGAGAGCGTGGAATTGATGGCAGACCACTTCGCTGAAGTAGGTGCCAAAACCCGCATCATAGACGCATTGATGGAAGCCTCTGAGCAAGAAGGCATTGTATTTGAACCTGCTGATGAGTTGTTAGATGCGGTGCATGATACCAAAGTGGTTGCTTTTAATAAGAAACTGCACTGATGGTTAAATATTTTAATGATGACTACGAGGAAGTCGTAGTATCCTTCGATACCAGCAATATTGATCCAAACGCCCAGATGGACATTATGCCCACATCAGACCGCAAGAAAGTTGCATCTGATGGGGCTTCTACTGCGTATTATAAACTCCCCCCACACGCTGATGAATTGCGTCATCTGATCTCATTTAAAAACATGAGTAAGAGCCGGGGCGATATCTTTAAAGCCTGTTATCGTCTGGGTGAAAAAGCCGGTGTGGATGTGGGCTATGATCTTCAGAAGATGAAGTTCTTTATTGATGATCTGATCCAAATGCATCAGCGGGGTGAACACTTATGATCACCCAACAGGACATCGATGATGTAGCCGAATTGGCTGATCCACTTCCATTAAAAACCCCATTAGAAATGGTACGTCAGTTTGCAATGATCATGGATCATCCACTGGATGAAAACTGGAAGTTTAACCGTGATCTGGAAGACCTTCGATACCGGCTTGTGGCAGAGGAATTTGGCGAGTTTTCAGATGAGAGTGATGCTGGAAATCGCCCTGCAGCCATGCTCAGTGAATTAGCTGATCTAATATATGTAATCTATGGATATGCAGCCACATTCGGGTGGAATTTGGATGAGGCCGTCAGACGTATTCACGCAGCCAATATGAGCAAATTAGGACCGGACGGTAAGCCGTTACTTCGGCCTGATGGGAAGGTTCTTAAAGGACCAAATTATAAAAAAGCAAACCTATCTGACTTAGTTTGAGGGAGTCAAAATGAAAAACGAATACGGGCCTACACTACCAATATCTGAAGAAATCCATGCAATGAAATACCGCTCTGAGGGCGAGACTTTCACTGAAGCTATGACAAGGGTTGCCGAAGCATTGAAGGACGATGAAAGTCACTTCAACAACTTTAGAACCATTCTATATAACCAACGGTTTTTACCCGCTGGCAGAGTGCAATCTGCCATGGGCGCACCTCGTACTGTAACGCCATATAATTGTTTCGTTAGCGGTACTATTGAAGACAGTATGGAAGGCATCACAGGGGCCGTTGGTGAAGCTGCCCGAACTATGCAACTAGGTGGGGGTATTGGATATGATTTCAGTACACTCAGACCTCATGGGGCATTGATTAGGAGCCTAGATAGTAAGTCTAGTGGACCCCTGTCCTTCATGGGCATCTTTGATGCTACCTGCAAAACCATTGCCTCTGCAGGACACCGGAGGGGCGCTCAGATGGGCGTTTTGAGGGTGGATCACCCCGATATCGAAAAGTTCATCCGGGCTAAAAACAACAGCACGGAATTAACTCAGTTTAATATTTCAGTTGGCGTGACTGATGAGTTTATGTCGGCAGTAAAAGAAGACACTGACTTTGATCTGGTGTTTGAAGGCACTGTCTATAAGACCGTAAAAGCCCGTGCATTATGGGATGATATACTCAGATCAACATGGGATTGGGCAGAGCCTGGTATCTTATTCATCGATAGGATTAACCGCAAAAACAATCTGCATTATTGCGAGAAGATCGTTGCCACCAATCCCTGTGGTGAGCAGCCTTTGCCGCCCTATGGTGCGTGTCTGTTGGGATCATTCAACCTTACTAAATACATCCAGATGACCCCAGAAGGGGCATATTCGTTTAACATGCAGATGTTAAAGAACGACATCCCCCACGTTGTGAGAGCCATGGATAACGTAGTGGATCGTGCGACATACCCATTACCTCAACAGGAAAAGCAAGCAAAAGATACCCGGCGTATGGGATTGGGTGTGACCGGTCTAGCTAACGCTCTGGAAGCAATGGGCTATGACTATGGCACACCTGACTTCATTCATTGGTTTGAAAAGATCATGACTGTGATCAGGGATGGTTGCTATCTGACATCAATCTCACTTGCAGTAGAGAAAGGTAAGTTCCCTTTATATGATGAAAAGTTTCTGGATTCAGAATTTGCCCAAACACTCCCCGCAAGCATTAGGTTGCTTATCCAAACTCACGGCATTCGTAACTCGCATCTTCTCTCCATCGCCCCGACAGGAACCATTAGTCTATCTGCAGACAATGTCTCCTCTGGTATCGAACCAGTGTTCTCACACACATATGACCGGACAATCCAGACCTTTGATGGGCCACGAATTGAAACCGTCGAAGACTATGCTTACCGGGAATTTGGAGTAAAGGGCAAAACTGCTGATGAACTGAGTGTGTTTGACCATGTGAAGGTTCTAAATGTTGCCAGTAAATACGTTGATTCAGCTTGCAGCAAGACCTGCAATGTTGGTGACAATGTTGGATGGGAAGACTTCAAAAAGGTATACATGGATGCCTATGAGGGCGGTAGTTCTGGCTGTACTACATTTCGTGCCAGTGGAAAACGCTTTGGAATTTTAAACGCATCTGCTGTTGAGGATGTGGCAGAAGTTCCCGTTGTGGAAGAAAATCATGACTTCGTTGAAGAGGGTGGGGCTTGCTATTTCGATCCAGCAACCGGCCTTCGGAAGTGTGAATAAATGCTTCTGGCAGATGGATTTGGAGATGCAATCATTGGTGTTGGTGAGAGAAGTGGCTCTGACAACATTGTTGTGTATGACGCTGATCACTGCCTAAAAATTTTAGTTATGGATGGGATGACCTACGATGAGGCACAGGAATATTTCAGCTTTAACACATTGGGAGCATACGTTGGGGAAGGCACCCCAATGTTTGTGTGGAAGATGACAGAACAGGAGGTTCATGAGGCAGCTTCCAGCAAGTAAATGCATAGCGTTTGAAGAGGGGGTTAACGCTTTTTATCTAGATAACCCTGACTGCAAATATCGCCCGACATCACATTATTACAGGGAATTTTGTCGTGGATATAACTTCGCATTCTTCAAAAACAAAGACGAGCATGTACAAAGTATTCCAGCACGAAATCTTCGATCAGTATGACAATCCAGCCAGAGAAGTGGCAAAACAGTTTTGGAAAAGGATGGGCTATGAAGCTAGTGACAACCCTAATGAATTTGGTACGGATTTGCTTGTTAGAGGAAAAGGTAAGACGTTCCCTTGTGAGGTGGAAGTCAAATCCGTTTGGCACGGAACTTCATTTCATTTCGATACCCTGCACATACCAGTTAGAAAATCAAAGTTCCTCACACGATCAATAAAATTCATGGTGTTCAACAACAGTTTAACTCATGCAGCAATAGCTGGGTATAACGCAGTCGTAAATGCACCTATTATAGATGTCCCAAATATCTATATAAAAAGAGGGGAAAGGTTCTTTGATATACCTAAATCAGAGTTACAGATTGTTCCTGTTTTTGAATCAAAACAGCCCATGAGTTCTTGACCCACGGGCTGTAAAAAGGTAGTATATAGGTGAAACGGGCGTTTACGTTCTTTTCAGGTTTAGCAACTAGAAGCCCTCAGATTTCGGTCTGGGGGTTTTGCTTTTATTGTATACCTAAAACTTCATTTGCGCCAAATATTTCAGTCATGTCTCTATCAGCAAAAGCTGCAGGGTCTTCTTGCCCATACTCATCACCTTCTTGCACCCGGATTTCATAGCGAGTGGTTTTAGCAGTGTTTCGAATAGCTTCTTTTGCTAGTCTATTTATCACTGACTGCTTTTGACCTTCAGCAGAAGCTTTGAGTAATTCACTGAATGCTTTGGGGCTTGTTAATATAACAGCTAGTACGTTTGCCGCTACATCTTCTTCAAGCTTTTTAGCGTCCTTCATGGGAGCCTCTGCAATACGCCGTAGCATGGCAGCGGTGGGGTTCATGTAACCGGCAGTAAGCAAGATTGCTGTTGATACTGAATCCCTGATTTGTTGATTTCTGGAAGTATTGAATGCGGTGTCTGATCCGGGCATAGAGGATTTAACCCTGCCGGGTAGAGTGACTTCAAACAACTTATCTAGAGTTTGGAATATAGCTTCGGACATTTCTGAATTGGCGGGATAGAGAGTGTCTATCGACTTCATCAGGTTACTGGCTTCATCAGAGGTTAGTTTCACAACATTATTATTTCTGATGCTGCGAGTTGCGGTGGTGCCACCAGACAGCCCTGTAGCCCCGACACCAAATATCTTTCTGCCAATAGTATCCAGAGAAATGGCTTGTAATGCTTCCATTGCCATTTCACGTTCTAGTACGCTGGGCAGTCCATCTATTTTCTTTCTGAGTTCAGCAAGCTTATTAACAGAATCTTTACCAGTGATTATCGTCTCTAGGGCCTCTCTAGCAGATGAGGTTGGAATGGCTTCAGTTCTACCCATGAGGCCAACAGTCCTCCCCGGAGATGAACTAATAAGCGTGGATAGAATGCCTTCTTGTGCAGCCTTTGCTTGTGCGTCCAATGCTTTAATCAGTTTGTCGTTATTCGCTACAAAGTTGCCTGACTCTTTAAAACTATCCCTGACCTGACGATAGCCAGTTTCCAATTGCTGTAGAAGTTTATCAGCACCTACTGACTGCATTTGATCTCGGATAGGTCCGAATGCAGCTAACAAAGCCTTCTCTGGATCAGCAGCGTTATCTGACTGAGCTACCGCTAATCTCAGTGCATCGGTAGCATTAGCTAAAAACATAGCGGCAAACGTATCGGATATCTCTGCAGGGTTAACTACGCCATCCAACATATAGTTTAGCTGTTTGTATAGTGTTCCTGTGGAATCTGCCATAGTTTCATCAATAAATTGACCTGCAGCCGTGTTGAAGTCAGCTTCTTTTCTATTAAATGGTCCGGGGATTTCATTATTTTCAAACCTTCTTTTGTTAGCCATTGCATCCGTTAATTTTTCAAGCTGTTCAGAATTAGTGTACTTTGCTCTAGCTGCCTTATAGAGGTCATCGGCTGCAGCAAATTTTGCCGCATCTTCAGGATTAGCATTTGCTATCACATATGCCATCTGACCGCCCTCTTCAGCATCAGTAATATGCTTTCGGAATGCCATTAGCCTTTGTTGAACAGCAGGTTGGTTGCTATACTTTTCTATTACTCTCTGTAAATCAGCTTTGACCTTATATAAATCTGAGAACTTAATGTTTTCAGTAATGCGTTCTATGACTTCACTAGAAGTTTCCGAAGTCTTTAAAAGATCGTCTTGTCCCACAACAGGGATAGGATCAGGTCGTGTGGATACTGTTCTTGGCTTGTAACCATCAAACATATCCCGCAACACATTAGCCGCTATATCAGCACCACCGCTATCAATGTCATTGACATCTTGTACTACTTCAAACAGTTTTTTCTTCAGTGCTTCAGCATCGATGTCTGCTTCAGGCAGATTTTTATAGGCTGCATCTACTTCATCCATATCTTTTACAAACTGAGGATATATTTTGTCGGTTACCAACTCGTTAACCGCATCCCGGTATTGTTGGATATTAGCAGTGAATACAGGTTGATTGCCGGTAACCAATACCCCCAGTTCATCCCCGACAAGAGTTTGGAGAATAGGGTTGTCTTCAATCAAGGTTTTCTGTGTTGCGAGTAAATCGTCAGTCTGACTTGCCCGTAGTGTTGACTGCTTCTCAATCTCCGCAACTTCCCGGTTAGATTGAGATACCAGGCTGTCTGCTGTTTGTGCAGCGGCGGCATCGACGCTCTCAACGCCGTCCCGCAATTGCGCCTCTCCAGCACGTTCAACAAAGTTTCCTACCTCTTCTGTAACTCTAGCTGCAGTGTTTGCTACAGCAGGGGTTGTAGACTGACTTCTCATGAGATCAATCATCGCCCGTGACATGTCTGCAGCTTTATTTTTGACGTACTCATCAAATTCTGTTTCAGACATAGTATCACGTAAACCCTGCCGAGTTTCTGCAATGTATGCCTCTGATGATCTCATGATGGCGTTGGTGGTATCCACACCAATCTCTGTGGTTGCTCTACCTAAAGTCAATTCAATAATGGCATTGTCATTTAGCTTTTCAGCTAAATTAAGTATCCTAGATTTAAACTCAGCAGGGGCTAAATCCGCTAATTCAGGGTCTAAAAACTTCATTACGTTAGTAACCATGTCATCGGTTACGGCATCTCTTAGAGCATCCTCACTCGCAAGTAGGGCTGTGGCACTAAGCTTTTTACGCCCCCAACCTGTGGCTTTCCCTACAACAGAAATAAGACCATCCAATGCTCCATTAACGAGCAGTCCATCCATAAACATGGATATGTCTTTGTTCTGTTCATCAGTGAAGCGACTGCCGGTGAGGGAAGCAATACTCTCTGGACGTACCAACAGACCTTTGTCAGCTTCCCGTGACATGATAGCTTCTATGGCAGCGGTGCCAACAGCATCCACACCAATGGCGCTTTTAGTGCCGAATTTAGCACCTCTTACAAATTTACCAGTGTAGTTGAGACTTTTTATGGCGGGAACTACCGGAACTATTATACTGAGCATCGTGGTGAAAAACTGTTCACCGCCGGTCAGTTCATAGTCAGGTACTGCCCGTTCTAAGTCAGATTCTTCTAAGATTGCGCCTTCTGTAACAAACCCGCCTAACTGCTGATAAATATCTCTACCGGCTTGCTCTACAACACGCTCAAAACTGGTACTGTCTGGTCTGGGTATAATAACATCTACTTGCTTATATTCTGTGACATTACCTTCATCATCTTTAATCGGCAGATACTTGGTGTAGATACGATCATCCCCGGATTGATGTCCGGTTGTTTCGTATGTCTCTGCAGCCTTTGTTTTAAACTCAGCTAGGTCTGCCTCATAGGCTTCCATAGCCGCTTGATCGCCTTCCAGATCACTGCCTACTTCTAATGCTGCCCTCAACCGCTGAAAATTACCAATCTCTGGCTTTTCTCCGTACAGGGAAGGGAAAGTCATGCTATCTCGTTTATCTGTAGCATCACTCGCAACTTGTGCTTGCGGGGTAAAGTCAGTAGCAAACCCCGTGCCTGTAGTTCTTGCAGGGTCTAGGGAGTTATTGGGGTCTAGAGAAGTACCGGTCAAATTTAATTTAGGGTTGCGTTCTAATAAAGCCTCTAAGTCAGGGTCGATTTCAGGCGCTGTTTCGGTTTCGGGTTCTGTTTCAGGTTCCTCAGAAACACCTAAAGAAGTTCCTGATAACAGGTCTTTATTTTTGTCTATGAACGCCTGTTCTTCTGGGGTCAAAGTTTCAGCCACAGGAAATGTCCTTACTTAGTTTGAGTGTATAGTTTTCTAAGAACTTCGAGAGGAATGCGTGTCTTATTGGAAAAAGCCTTTAAAAGTGCAGTTTGGTTTTCAGGGCTGGCTGCTAATTCCTCGAAAGCTTTTCTATCAGCAGCAAATGTAGCACTATCCCGATAAGGATTAACTAATTCACTAACTGACTTTGGTTGTACAGCATCCGGTTTTGCAGTTGATGCCGGTGCGGCAGTCTCACTATTAACCCAGTTATATTCAGTATTAAGATTTTGAGTTTTGAACCAATCTGATAAATTCATCGTGTACCCAGAGGTTAAATCCTTTGTGGGGTCTAATTCATTCAACAGCTTAATCTGAGGGCTATTGTTTTTCAGATCATTGATTTTAACTTGCGTAGCTGAAAGACCTTGTGAAACCTGCGACTTCAGGTTTTTGGAGAATGTTACAAAGTCTGCACCGGCTGTAACAATACTTTTTGCATTCGCAAAGTCTTTATTAGATAAACCAGCGCCTCGTTGCTCCAATGAACTTCCAGCAAAGGTATAGGCAAATTTCAAAGCTTCTGCTTCAAATAGATACGCTAATCTAGCTTGACCCTTCAAATTATTTTGAGACACGTACTGGTTAGCACGGGCATCAATCCCTGCCATAAGTTCTTCTTGACTTGCTCCACCAGCAAGCATTGCATTGAATGCAGAAATTTCTTCGTCTGCTCTTGAAAAGAACCTAGAACCCACACTGCCAACAGTAGTAAGAATGTCGGGGTTACCATCCTGCGCTGGATCAACATAGCTATTAAGAATAAACGCTGATCTCAGCATAGATGCGGAGGACTGACGGGATAGTTTAACCGGCTGCAGATCACGGGTTTGCATCTGAGCAAGAAGCTGCCCTTTAGCACTGTTTAATTCCAAATCTGAAGTTTTAATCTCCACACCTTCAGGGACTACTTTACGGCTCCCGGTATCATAAAGGTTACCATTAGCCAGAACTTGGGCGGTGCTTACCACCAGTTCATTAGTGGTGGGGTCTTTATACGATATAATATAAGTGGGGCTGTCTTTGGCAAAGACTACTTGTCCATCTTTTTCAGCCTGTCTTTTAGACACAAGAGATTGGAGTGCTAGAAGCCTTGCAGAATCTTGTGCCGACATTACAGCACCTTCTGTGCCTTCTGAAACCGCTGCTTGTTGCTGTTGTATCTTTTTACTAAGTTCATCAATCTCCACTCGAATTGTGGGGGTTTCGACATCGTCATAATCTTTGATATCGAATTTACCTTCTCTTGAATTGAAGATTACATTCATCGCAGTAAGCTTGGCTTGATCAGGGTTTTCTGACGCATTTTCTAACGCTATTTTGCCCAGAAGTTCTTCTGTGGGCATTTTGCTGTAATCAACCTGCCCATCTTCAGCCGCACGTACTGACGCTAAAATAGCATTAGCTTGTGTGATTGTTGGGCTTTCTGCATCCATTCCTGCGCCTGTTGCAGCCGCAATAAGGTTTTCAATGGCATCGCCAGAACTCAGTTTCATTAAGTTTTCGGGTTTAACAAGATCAGCTATGCTACCAGACTGTCTGGAAGCTATTATAAATCTAGCTGTTTTTAGGAAGTCCCTTGAAACAGGATCAAGTTCGCCCCCATCTTCTTCTAGTGGGAGTATAGTAGCCTCTACACCTGCAATAACGCCTTCTAAATCTGCGGTAGGCATCTTTCCTAACTCAATGCCTGAAGGGAACCGTTGGGGATCAACCATATTAATGGAAGCTGCCAGTGCTTTAATATTCCCGTTTGGATGAGTTTTTTCTATCAACAGACGTTGATTGTAATCCAATTCACGAAGTTCATCTTCAGTGTATGGAGGTCTGTCTGCTATAATGGTTCTAGCTGTAGCAATATACGCTGGTATAACAACATCCTCACCAAACTTAGCTTTTGCTATTTTGATACCATTATCTATGTCTTCGACAGTGGCTTCTGGGTCCATTGCAAAGTCAAGCGATAGGAACTCTTCAATTTTAGTTGCGTTGTCTGCAGCGGTCAGCGTTGTCTTTAGATTGTCCCAGACAGTCTGGAACTGTTGGGATACTCGCTGACTACCCGCCTGAAGATTTCTATCCATGGCATTGTACTCATCAAGAGTATTGATGTTTGAAATATCAATCTCATCGAATGGGCGTTGCGTAACATTGAACTGCATACCGGCGGGGATATTGCGGTCTTGCTCCGTGCCAGTATTATAGTTTAGCAACTCACCTTTTTCATCGGACAGGTATACTCGGCCTGTCATAAACTCTGGGTTAAAATCAGGTAGGTTTGCAACTGGCCCATCTTCACTCCAATTAATTGTTCTGGGGTTAAACCTAGTGTTGAGTTCTTCTAACGACATATTAGAAACATCCAGACGATTATATCCGGGCAGTTCAAGAGTTCCATCAGCGTTAACTGTGGCAGTTACTTTTTGAATTTGCCGTGTTTTAGAAGCAAAAGGAGCAGTTCGCTTGTCATTTGGCCCACCAGTGCCGCCCTCTTTTATGTCACTGCCTTGATTAATGGATAAAGTTACCGTCTGCCCCGGCTTCAGTTTAGCAAGTGGGTCAGGGCCGGTTGCTCCCGCTGTCTGCACATCATCAGAACTGAATACGCCGGTTTCAACTGATGCAATAATCTTATCAATCTCAGCATCACTGACATCGGCGGGGTCTTTAATACCTTCCCATGTATTACGCAATGCCATACGCTTTTGTTCCTGTGAGGAAGCACCCTTCATTTTGTCTTGTGCCAGCCACAAGAACAGCGCATCTTGCGTATCTTCGTTGAATGGGGTGTTCTCATCAAAGCCCAGTTCTTTCCAGCCCCGTTGTTTAATGTCCTTCATAGTATCGCCAACAAACTGATACTTACCGGCAGGAGTGGAACCTAAACCTTTAGCTTTTGCTTCTGTACCTTCTGGCATGTTGGTTTTAGACCACTCATGGTAGCTGGTGCCACCTCGTTCACTTTGAAACGCTAGCACTTCACCCAGATTCATTTGAGACACTTTTATGTCTGCAAACTGGTTTTTTTGAGATTGGTTCAGAAGTGCATCATATCCCCCAATACCAGACTCTCTGCCTGTTAATGGGCTAAATACACTCATATCGGTGGTAGCAGCCTCTGGCATAGGGCCAAAAGTTTCGTAGGCTTGCGTTGGGACAATAGTGCCATCTCCAATGCCGGTTTTAAAATACTCACCGACTTGAAGTGAAGTATTACCACCTTTAACTAAGCTAAATGCTTTTTGATATGCAGCGGTATTAGAATGCGGAATATTGACCATGTCTAAAGCAGCTTTAGCTGCAGCTTTATTTTCCTGATCTTCTTCTTCCCGCTTTTGCCGCCGGGTTTTTTCTTCTTTTTGTTCTTCAATCTTCAGCTTATCAGCAGCCAATTTAGCCGCATAATCACGGTCTGCCTTCTTCTGCACTCCCGCCGCATAGGTTGTAGCGAAGCCTTCTAGGAAGCTACCGAATTTATCTGGTTTTTTCGCATAATTTATTGCACCAGAAGCTACACCTGCTTGCACATCACGCCAACCCATCGACAGGCTCCTCTTCCATAACTTCTTCTTCTACGATGCCAAGCATGGCAGCTTGCTCATCCTCTGGTGCAGGGTCTATTTCGTCTTCACTGACTGCGCCCATCAACCCGCCGGTATCTGGCCCACTTTCCACCTCTTCAACAGGCTCTTCTGGCAGAACCTCGTCATCAGTATCAATAATGCCCAGTGCTATTTTTAAGCTGGTTGGGGTGATAGAAATACGGTCTGTGTCTTCTATGCCAACTTCATATTTCATGTCCTGACTATCAGCCAAGATACTGATGTAACGGGCTAATGGCCCTGCCATAAGGATGGCTAAATCAATCGGGAATTTGCCACGGGAAATGCCTTGCATCAGCAAGGTGCTTACAACCGTTGTTAGTTGAGTATCTATTTCTAATAAGCTGAATACTAGTTCATGTTCATCAGGATCATCCAACTTGCGGATCATGTAATCGACAGCTTCGTCATATTCTGTGATGTCTGGAGGACGATGCCATGGATAATTTTTTGTATCGGCTGCGTAATTGGAGCCGGGGATTGGTGCGTCAAACATCGATGCCATCAGCATTCTCCTTTTTAGCTTTTTTCTTGCCAGCCTTTTTAGGTTCATCATCCATTAGTTCAGCTTCCAGATCATCAAAGTATTCCGGGGTGTGGAATATTCCATCACTCATCAATTCTCCGGTAGCTTCTGGCATTTTACCTTCCATGAAAGATTTTACCGATTTCTTTACCGCATCCTCAAACTTCATTTTGCCGCTCCGATATCTTCTGGGCTTGCTGTCTAATTTCTTCTCGTTGCCGCTCCAGTTCAATAAACTGACGATCAACTTCACTCGTGCCGGGCAGGGGAATTACTGTATCACTCATTCGGGAAGCGCCCCATAGTTGACCATCAGGAACCCTTGCGGCCCTTCAACAATTGCCTCTGGATGCGTTTTCTGAATTTCCTGCGCCATTACGCCAAACGTAGGACCATTGTTTAAACCCCGGCGTATAGCTTCTGCATTCCAATCCCACGTATAATAGCGGATGCCCTCCACCGTTTCTAAATGTTCGATGTTTTCTTTCAATCGGATATCTGAGGGAAGACTTTCTGTAAGCTTTGTTTTCATAGAGTTATCCACAGTTTCTTTAAAGTTTCCGTTTATAACTGCATCAATTCCATCGGTGTAATTAGTGATCTCGTTACGAATTATCTTTAATCTCCGAACCAACTCATCAAAATGAGTAGGGTGGTTTTTCTGTAGGTAATCCATGCGTTGGGGGCTTGATTTGCAGAACGCTGTGCAGGTCAGGCAATCGATAGAACTGTGGTGAATATCAAATCTAGGATCAGTCTCACCTTTTGATTTTAGATACGATTTAACATCGTCATCAGACCAATCTTCAATCGGAAAGAAATATTGAAAACCATTCTCATAATCTCCGCTGGACTTATCATCTTTATGTCCATCAGAACTTCTTTGTCCGGTGATCACAGCGGTTGCATTCACATGCTTCGCTAACTTGTAAAGAGGTTGATGAATGTTTTCAGAACAGCACTGTAAGTAATCTACGATGGTAACCTGTTTTTGTCCTGCATAGCGTTGGCCTATCGGTGTGTTATCTATAGGCACAACCTCAGACGGCATTCCGTTCTCTTGCACCCATTTGGGCTGATCCGATTTATATCTGATAAATTTAGGAGACTGTTTGGAGATTTCAGTCATGTAGGCTTTGACTTCAGGGGCGTTGTTATTGGTATCCACCCAGCCGACATAAATTTTATCTAGATAAGGTTTTAGTAGATGCCAGACAGCCATGCTGTCTCTACCACCATTACAAAAAAGTATAACATTCTCATGTTTTTCTAATAGGGTTTTGATCAAAATGCGCCAATTCCTGCAGCTATAATAGTTCCTATTGCCTGATACTTACCTGAACTACTGCTTCCACCACTGGCTTGTGCAGATAGTTGTGCTGCAAGAATTTGAGCATCTCTATCGGATTCCGCTTCAGCCCCCCGGTAAATATAATCCAACATATTATCGACACGATCCCACATGCGGTTCATCGCCTCAGTGCTGATATCCAAAGTGTTTTTCACATCCGTAGAGTGCGCTTCAAATTGCATATCACTGTTTGTTGTCGATACGGTCTGACGCCATTTAGCATTAGCCAAATCAATGTTGTATTGCATGGATGCATAAAAACGCTGTCGAGCGTCTTCCATGGTTGCATTAAACTCAGATGCATCATTAATTTCACCGGCATTAAAACGGTTCATTGCATTAATTTGCTCAGACCTATTCATCGAAATCGTGGCATTCATCTGATCATAATATTTTTGAAAATCATTTGCAGTTTCTGCTGAAAACAGACGTTGAGCATTTATGGCTGCTTGATCTGTAAGTAATGCCTCTACCATAGCTTGTGTGTTAATCACTTCAGCCTGTTGCTCATTAGTCAGATTAGCCATATCCATTTCTAAAAATGATTTAGCATTTTGAACCAATGCAGCCTGTCTATTGTCTAGATTAGCTACTTCAAATTGAGCCATGACATTTGCTTTGTTAATAATAGACTGTTGCCTATTATCTAAATTCTTAACTGTCAGGGTTTGAAAGAATGCAGCATCTTTTTCAGCTACGCCTAGTGTAGCTTCCATCAGTGCGGTAGCCATAGCAGCGGTTTGTGCAGTCCCGGTGATGCCGGTAAAAGCCATTGCTTTAGATGTTTCACGGGCTATTGATTGCGCCCATGCAGGTATTTTAGGTTGACCATTACTGTCTTTAAATTCATCACTAATGATCTTCATCTGACCAAGAACAGTAGCCTTGGCATCTGTGTAGTTACCTTCCCCCAGCTTTTGAGCCAGAAGCTTCCCGCTGATTGTTGAGGTATCAATCATCTGTGAGATGTTCTGTGTGGCGAAGTTATTTATAGCCTCGCCTGTAACCGATATTGTGCCATCAGCATTAACCCCGGTGCCAACACCCTGCATGTCGATCTGTGCAGCGTCTACAAGGTTATCCTCTCTGATTGTACCTTTAGCAGCATCAACTGTCGTTACATCAGTTCCCATACGGTCTGTGACAGTATCTGCAGCGAAATCAGTGATTGGTCCCTGCGTTACATCTCCAGAGGTGCTAATGACAGCAGTATTGGGATCAACAGCTACATCATCACCTAAATCATAACGTGGATCATACGGATCAAGGTTTGTTCCTTCTTCGTCAGGATCAATAGTGGGAACAACGTCACTCAGATTAATGTTACGGTCATTCAGCCACTTAGTGGGATCAGCCAGTAGTTCCGCAATCTGTGCATCAGATTCAACCATACCAGCGGTCTTTGCATATTCTAGAACTGAGTTGGGATCGAATGGGGTGCTTTTAGGTGGTGGGGCGGGGGCTACAGGGGCAGGGGCAGATACAAGGCCACCCGCTGCACCGCCGGTAGACTCATCGTACAGAGCGTCATAATCATTATCACCGCCACGGTTGGCATTTGGCCCTTTTACCCCGTCAGGGCGGGTAGAAGGAGAACCTGTCCAACTTCCCCCGACATAACTTCCTTGGCTACTTCCAAACTGATTATCAATAGATTGCTCTAATGAATTGCCGTCACCGAAAGTGCTACTCCACAAACCCATTAGATTTTATCCTTTTCTTCATGGCAGCGCCGAATACGGTCACGCAAATAAACATAGTTTCCGATTGCCTCTTCAATCGCCCGGTTGTCAGGCGGTAGGCTTTCGATTTCATTGGCTAGATTGTTGTTGAATGCCTCAGAATACTGCTTCAATTGTGGGCAGTATATTTCAAGCTGAGTTCTATAAACCGTTTGAGCGCAACCGGTCAGTGACAGACTTACGATCAGTAAGAGCATCGTCTTCATGTTCAGACATTTTCTTATAAAAGTTTGTTGATTTTTTCTGTGCCTGAAGATCGTCTTCTAGCACTTTGGTCTTTTCTGCAGCCCGTCCTTTGATCCTTCCCATGACGTAAATAATAGGCAGGGCGAGGGCTAAAGTAGCGATAATGTAGGTTTTGATTTTACCAAATACGAACATCAGTGAACCCCGTCTTTATGGTCCTTAAATCTTGCGTATGCTGCTAGAGCAATGCCGCCGATTGCACACACCAGGAACAAGACTTTTAAGCTATCAGCGTAAGGCAGTAAGCCCTGCAGTTGTCCTGAAATCTCATTCATAGCTGTGGCAGCACCAGCGATACCGGCACCAGCCATTGTTTTACTTTTAGCTAATGATTTAGGTGCCGCTGCAGATACCTTTTGCGGCATCTCTGAGCCACCTTCATCAGAAGGCAGTGCGGCATCAGAACTAAATAAAGCAGCCTCTGCAGCACGTCTGCGAGTCAGGCCATTCAACGGTACTAGCTTGCCTTCTACACGGGCTTTATTCCACCGCATGAGTTGTTCAGGCACTTCATCGTACATGCCCCTATTTAATTTCTTTAGCAACGTAGAGGACTTAAATGCACCTTCTCCTAGATTAAAAACGAAAGACGTGAGAGCGTCATATTGAAACTGTGTGAGAGGGACATTCACATGGCGTTTAACTGCCTTCCCGTGATCATTCAGGTCATCAACTAACCTTTGATCACAGTACTCTTTTGTCCACTTCGTGCCTGATCTAACGCCCTTAGTTGCCCCAAATCCACATGTCCAAACTCCCGCCACGCATCGATACGCTGATACCATTCCATCGTCTTGGACCCTGTGGAGACCTTCAAACTTTTTAACTAGATTTGTGCCTTGTGGAGATATTTTCTGTGGGTGCATGATAATCCTATGTGGTCATATATGGGGAAGCTATACCGGCCCGTGTACCTACCGGTGTCAGCGAAGTGTTTGCAGCGGATGCTTTGCTCACCTGACTTAGAATATTCAGGGATTGAGCAATGTTGAGGGTCTGGGAGCCAACCGGCTGTCCCAAACTATTGAATGAGTTGAGCGTCAGGTTCCCCTGATTATCCATAGAACGGACAATTCTATTTCCTGAACGATCAACAGTGGTTGGAATTAATGCGCCATTATTATCAAAGCTAGTTCCCAAATTAGCAAAGTTCTGACGCATCCCCTGATCTAAATTTGGATTACTTGCTGCTTCGACTGCAGCATTTTTAGCCTGATTAATTTGAATGGCTTGTACGTTACGAGCAATTTCAGCAGCCTTAACTTCTTCAGCATTCGCTGTTCTAGCCATGTCATTGCGGAGAGTTTGATTGGCATTAGCATTTGCTGTCTGCATGTCAGCACGGGTATTCTGAGCCAGTTCAGTATCGTCAGAATACCGTTCAACATAGTCATCAAAAGTGCTGCGAAAAGTGTCTTGCCCGGACTGCAGAGCATCCTGATTAGATAGAGACTGCGCTGCATAGGCATCGGCTGTAGCACCCATTGTGTCTAGCTGCGTTCCTAAACCTTGCTGGCCTTCTAGCACATTAGCTTGTGTATTAGTTAGCTGAGTAGAGGCATCTCCAAAACCTTGTGCAAGGGCGGTGGCAGCATCGGTAAATCCGGTATTAACCGCCGCTGCATTGTCAGCAAAACCTGCAGACATATTAGCATTTACATCAGTGAAGCCCTGCGCCTGATCTTGAAATCCTTGATCCACAGCAGTCTGCATATTTACGTTTGCCTGGTCTACTGTATCAAAGCGAGTTCCTACATCGGCAAAACCAGCATCTTGTCCTGCTTGCAGACCGGTTATCCCGGTATTAATATTTGCTGCATTTGTTGCCATATTCGTATTTACTGTATCGAAACCGGTGGTTTGATTTGCGCTTACTGTGTCGAGTGCAGATGAAATATCAGCAAACCCAGTATTAAGTCCGGTGTTTACGCCAGTGATACCTGTAGAAAGATCAGCAATACCAGTATTCACCCCAGTAAAACCGGTATCTAGGTTGGTTCCGATTGTTGCGGCTTCATTGTACAGCCCAGTTGCGGCTGTAGGGTCAGCACCATCAACTCCTGCGATTGTTGGAGAGCCTATGCCACCCATGAGGTTTTGGTATTGCGCTTCTGTCAGACCTCCTTGAACATTTACAACTGGGGCAGGTGCTGGAGCAGGAGCCGCTCCCCCACCTTTATATACGATTATACCCGATTGCCGTGGGTGTAGGTAACGCTCAATACCAAACGGATTAGTTAGTGTCATTTGTCGATCTCCATGTCATAGACATAATATAGGGGCTTGTAGGATTTGCCTGTCTGGCTGGTTACTTGAGCCAGCTTGCGGCCCCATCCTTTGCGGCCCCAAATTTGTATGGATGAGCAGCCGTTGTTCTTGCAGAAATTCTCAAAAACGTAATTGTGATCTAGCCAGATATCCCAATCTTCTACTGCACCGCCGCACGTCATGATTTGCAAAGATTTGCGGTTTTCGTATTGTAGAAATCGTGTGCTTAAAACGGCTGTAATCTGCGTATTCTCATCCAGATAGACCCAGATATGAACCTCACCAGACATCGTTTTTTGGAACAATTGGAAGGTGTTCATTTCGCCCACGGAGTGGGCAAGGGCGCTATCTATATGTGGTTTTATTATGGGCCATTGAGCCAAAACATCTGCCGGGTTTAGCAGGTAAAGATTATTCATATGTATGGGGATTTTTGATTGCTGCTATGGGGTAATATTATACCACATAGATGATTAAAGCAAGGGTTTATGTCCCTGCTATTGTTACTAATGTCCAGTTTATATCCATTAGCTAGGCTCCGTAGGCCAATCATCAGCCTGTAAATTAGGCCAGTTGGCATGTGTAGTAATATCACGCAGGGCGGTGCGGTAAGTTATCCATGCAGAAGGTACAGAGCCACCAGCTTCTAATGCTTTAGTTACTACCCAATCACATGCAGATAGTTTAAGATCACGTTGAGAACGTACATTTGCTTTAAATTCTGTTGTACGTTCAGCTAAATCTTCATCCGTCAGCGGGATTACTCGTTTAATGTGAACAACGTTATCTTGTAAATACGGCTCGGTAGTTACAATTTTTTCAGAAGTGTCGTTGCAAGTATAGTCTTTTTTAACAGCAGCACAACTATTTGCACTCAACCATTCTTTATTTGGCCCACTAGCAGGAAAAGATATTTTAGGAAACAAAGAACGATGTTCGCCTACCTCTAAAATATTGTTATTGTCTAATTTAGCTATTTTCATTTTAAAATCCTTATCATGCCACAACAAACCTTATGTATCCACCTTGACCATCAACGCCGCTAGAGCTTGACCCCCGTGCATAGCCATCAGGAGGGTTACTAGCTCCAGCCTGTCCACTTCCTGCAGTAGTTGTTCCATTAGATACACCGCCTATGTAACCAGAGCCGCCACCGCCAGCCCCCGGTCCAGCGTTGGTGCCTCCACCCCCTCCGTAGTAACCGCCACCACCACCTGAACCTGTGCTAGTGCCAGTGCCACCTTGCAGTTGCCCACTACCAGAACCATTACTACCACCTGCTGATTGAGTGCCACCCGTTCCTGCTCTACCTGTATTAGAGCCAGCACCACCTGATGAACCGCCACCTACACCGCCAGTGCCGGGGTCTTGTGAGCCACCGCCACCACCACCAGCAATAATGATTGCATTGCTATGAGATACTGAGCTAGTAAAAAGACCAGTATAGCCACCACCACCGCCTGATCCATTTGTGCCATGCCCTGATGGACTACCACCACCGCCACCAAAAGCTGCACTTGCAGCACCAGTGCTTTTGCCATCACCTCCTTGGCCTACAATTACTTTGTAATTTGTTCCTGCAGAAAGAGTAACAGTTCCTGTAGATGAACCTCCCCCTCCACCATATCCACCTCGCCCACTTGCACCACCACCAGCACCCCAAGCTGTAACAGTAAAAGTAGTATCGGCAGTAACAGTTATTGTTCGTTCAGAGCCTGTGTAAGTGATATTAAACGTAGCCCCAGACTCTGCTGCTCCTTGACTACTTCCATCAATTAAAAACTCTCCACTACCACCACCAGCAGCACCTAACAATCCTGTATTGAAGAATGACTTAGCCAAGTGCTGCCCCTCCAAGGAAGCCGTAGTAAGTAGTACCACCATCACGAGTAAAGAAACCGTATCCGTTTACTTCACTATTTCCCGGTGCATCTGGTGCTGATCCTCCTGCCCAATCTACTGAGCTAGGCCAAGCAATAGTTTTAGCTGATGAAGGTTGAGTAATAAACAAAGTAAAGCTGTATGCTGTACCACTTGTAGGTGGATTGCTAAATGCAAA